GCCAAGGTCGCTACACGCCCAGTTTTGCGTTCCTGGCTCGTTGTAGAGGAAATAGTTGTCAACCTGGTCTGTGACGTTTGCGCCCTGCCACGGGCCATCAGCGCTAGACAGAACTGCAAAGGTGTTTGTGGCTGCAATCCAGGTGTAACGGTTACCGCCATCCACAATGTAAGCAGTCAGCCCGTTGTTGGTGGTGATGTTGTCACTAATGGACACGGGGCCAGTGGTGCTTGACAACGTACCAATCAAGGTTGCCACCATGCTGGTGCTAACCGAGTAAACACTTGCGCCTGACACGGCAATCAGGATTGTCTCGCCCGACAGGGTATGCAGCCCACGAACTTCTGCCACTGCCAGCTGCGTTTGCAAGAGCAGGCCAGGGGTTGGGTACAGCGCTACAACGCCACGCTCTCCAGGCTGTTTTTGAGGGTCAATCTCAGCATAGAAATTGATGCACTCTTGAGCATCCTGATAAATGGACGGGGCTTCGTAGGAAGTCCCGACAAAACCAAAATCTGGCATATCAAGCAGCTACAGCTTTGATAACGGCAAAGTTAAATACTGGCGTTTCAGTGGTTGTGCCGCCCGTGGTGCGGAATGTCAGGTTAAAACTTCCTGCCGCCACTGCTGTCACCATCAGATCGTACAGATCAGTACCTGACTTTTGATTGAGGATGATTACATCGGTTGCCGCCACGGTGCTGTTGGTTACTGTAAATGTTGCCGCAGTAGTTGAACCCGCTGCGCTAAACATGGTGATAGCGCCAGTTGTCTTGTTGAGCGTGACGCCTGTGGTGCGGCTGGTTATTTGAGTTACAGCACCGCCTGCGCCTGTTGCGTACCCTACGCCTGCCGTGCCAGATGAAGTGACTGCACCAGTTACTGCTAGGCTAGTGCCTGTAGCTGCGCCGATTACTGGTGTAACCATAACCATGCTGGTGCTAGTGCAAGCAGAAATAACCCCGCTGGCAACCGTTCCCAAGGCTGGCGTCACCATTGTCGGGTTGGTGAACAGCAAAGTCTTGCTAATGCTCTTGGTTGTGCCAGCTTGGACGAATGGAACAATGTCAGCAGCGTTGATGACGGTAGCAACGGGCAGAGCAGAAATGGCAACGGTAGTCATGTTTAATCCTTGTTAACGGAAACCGCCATCCATGATAAACCCGGCGTCTTTGGCTTTGCCAACCATCAGGGCATCAGGATAACGTGAAACTTGGGGTGGACGCATATTGGTGCGCTTGATTGTGGCTTTGGCCTGGGCAGCAAATGCGTTAATCATGGCAATGGTTGTCTGGTTAGTCTTACCATACATAGGCATTAACCGTTCTGCCAAACACCACCGCAGCGCATTGTTGTAGCCCTGGGGCAGCTGGATGGAGTCAGCGTACCCGTTGAACTGCCGAAAGATGGTCTGAGTAAACAAATGCAACTCGCCAGAGCTAGGGTTGGGGAAGACAAATATTGTCCCTAGCACTTCGCTTGGCTGGTAGTAGATGGCCTTGGCCCACGGCCCACTCAACTGCTTGATGCCAATGCTCTGGTATTCCTCTGCGCCCAAGATGGCAACGGGATAGTCCAGGTAACCGCCAGCAATTGGACTGCCGCCCTGCATCGTAGCAATCCGCACAAATGCACTCTCAATGGTCAGGGGACGCTCGTAGTAGGCTGCAATCGTGCCGCTAGTCGTTGTTTGGTTGGTGCTGACAGTGTAGGTGCCTGCCTCGTTGACATTGCCGCCTGCGCCCGTTGTAAAGCCCACAATGGTGGTGCCAGCAGTGATGCCAGTGCCTGACAATGTTTGCCCAATGGCAATAGCGCCAGATGTGATGGCAGTGACAGTCAACGTGGTGGCAGCAATTGAGCCTGTGAACGATGCGCCTACCTGACCACCTGGGCCAATGGTGTATTGCACCTGGTTGGGCGTTGTTGGAAAAATGATCTCAGTCTTATAGAAGACCATCATGTTTTCGTTTGACCATTGGGCGCACATATCGTTCAGCATATCGAACGCATCTGCCGAATCTGCTGCCGCTGGGGTTTCCCCCGCAGCTAGAGCGCCAACGTCCTTCAGCGCCCGATTGATGATGTCCTGGGGGGTTGTCACAGCCCTTGGCCCTGCGTAACGTAGACCACCGCGGTGCTAGATGCTGTGATGCCTGTAAAAAATGTTCCCGCAGGAAAACTCATTATTTCAACAGCGCCAGCCACCAGTGGGATAGCCGTGGTCACAGATGCTGCTGTCACAGCAAGCGCTGATGATGTGCCAGTGCCCAGAAACACAGTCACCGCACCCACATTGACAAACCGATAATTGGTGTTGACCACATTTGACGGGCCAGGTTGAACAGCTGTTGGCGCACTGGTTGCGCCCGTGAAGTTAACTGTTAGGCCAAGTGGTTGGAAGGCTTCTTGAGTCATTTTTGTCTTTCAAGGTTGTTCAGCGGCTCGTGCCTCGATTTCATAGGGATTCATTTTATAACCGTAGCGCAGCATCCACCATGTGTACTTGATGGCGTACAGCACCTTGCCATCCCGCCGCATCTGTTCCAGGTGCATCATTTCGTGCCTGATAAGCGCATCGTGTTGCTCAAAGCCGGGGGCCAAGTAAATCATATTCCAAAAGCTAGTCCACCCCTTAAACCCACACAGGTTCATGTAAAGCAAGATTGGGCCAGAGGCGGTGCGGATCATGGTTTGGCATTTAAACTAAAAATTGTTGTAACTGTTTTTTAAAGCCATTTTAAACTTTTACAAGTTAAGTTATTAAACAAAATACCAAACGCTGCCAAACAAATTAGCCGCACCCGCTTGCAAATCAGATGCTACAAGTTCGGTTCGTGCGCCAGTATCTAATGTGCAAGAAATTGCTCCAAAATTACCGCCATTGGTAACGCCAGTAAATGCAACAGAAACAGTACTGGCTGGAGTGTTAATTCCATCCAACACAACCGTGCCAGCAACTGTTGCTAATGTTGCCGGAAAAGGAAAATTTCCAATTCGTAAAATTCCAGCACCACCAGCCGCAGCAGTCCAACTCATATTGAAAGAAGTATAGATGATGTTGCCTATGCGAGTCCAATAACCAGAACTTGTAAAGCCTGTCAAAGTTGGATTAGAACTAGCCGCAGTTAAAGTTGGCGACCATGCAGTTCCATTACCAGTGTATTTAAAAGGTGCAACGGGAAAGCCACCAAATTGCACTTGATTACCACCTGCAATAGCAATATTGTAAGAATCTTTATTATTTCTTGCGGTGTAATAAAGACTTACAGTGTTGTTAGCATTGCTAAAATCTATTTCATTTGCAGCATTGGTTTGCTCTGAATAAATCCACCAATTACAAACTTGTGATCGCAAAACTATAACTGCGGCAGCAGATGTATCAGCCTGACAATTAGCTTCTGCATAAATCCACGCCACCCAAGCTCGGATGTTTACATTAGATTCACCACGGAAAGCTGATAGTGCACACCCTTGAATATTAAATCGTGCGGTACATACGGACAAGTTATCGCTTGCTAAATCGCCTTGAAAATAAACGCCATAGTGGCAAACACCAATAGTTAAATCCCATTGACTTGAATTTGAATTTGAGCCTAAGTCGAAATGCAAGTATCCGTGACCAGCAAATCTAACTATGTGTCCAGTAATTTTTACTATTGTGTTTGTAACAGAAATTCCATGAGACAGTGAGTCTCTATTAGAATACGTTGCGTTCATTTGATACGTTGCTGAAGCTGTTAAATTTACATTAAGCAATGTTTGAGTGGCTGCGCCCCCAAGTACTATTAAGGCTGCGAAATCTTTAAAATCAGCAACAATTTCAGCGTTGTTAAAGTCAATATAAACAGAACCGAAGTTCCCATCATACTGGGTATTTAAACTTGAAGTTATACGAAAACTTTGGTCATTTTGTGGAAATGCCCCCGGCACATTATTGTCTCGGCAAAAGTTTATAAATGCTTGAAGTGCTAAAGTGTCGTCTGTAACACCATCGCCAACTGCGCCAAAATCCAAAGGATTTGCAGGCGCACCATTAATCATGGAATACGATACTTTGGTTAAACTCATACTCTGCTTTCTTTTAATTCGTCAATTTGTTGCTTTAATTCTTGAATACATTTCATCAAAGCATATTGCAAATCTGTTTGGTAAATTGACAAACGCATCTTAGGTTCGTCTGCAATTCCCCAGTTGCTTTCCATCACCAATTCAGGTGCAACAGTTTGAACATCTTGCGCCACAACTCCCAATGTCAAACCGCCATCTTCTTCAAGATTTTGGTCAATGTAATTGAAGGTTTGAACGGGTATTGAGCAGATTACATCAAGGTATGACTTGGCAGGGGCAAAGTTTGTTTTCTCTCTGCGGTCAGAAAGATTTGCGTCATTTGCAGAATAATTTGCTAAACCACCATTTGAACGAAAATTTGCTCTAGTGGCAGTTGAATCTGCACAGCTTAAAAACTGATTTAAATTGCCATTTGGCAAAGCATTATCATAATTTATCGTAATGCCATAAGGTGATGTTGCATTTGTATTTGCAAATCTTGTTATCCAATCATCATTATTATTTACAAAAAAACGATGAGAATTTCCTGACGTAGTTGTACCGCCTGAAATAGTGGACGAAGTCTCTAGGGTTGTGGTTTTAGCTGCACCATTTACTTCAAATTTGAAACTCGGTGTTATTGTTCCAACACCTACACGGCTGTTTGTTGCATCAGTATAAAACAGGTTGGCATCCGTATCACCTTCAATTCGCACGTTGTAAATAGCGCCAATATCGTTAATCACAAGATTGGTACTACCGATAATCATTTTCTCGGTGGACGCACCAGCGGTTGCGGTCTCAAAATGAATCTGACCTGTTTCAGCAGTTGAAGTAGGACTTAGAATTGAGGCGTGAATAACTGCATATTGTTGCTTATTACCTGCTGAATCTTCACCATTAAATTCAATTTCGCCTAGAGTATCAGATGCCGCTGGTGTTGCTGAATCTCGGTACAAATCGAGTGTTGGCGCGGCTGTTGCCCCAGCATCTGTGCTGTTTAGGGTTACGTTGCTAAAGTTGCCATCGCTGCCGCCTTCAACACGCTGCCAGACTGCGCCGTTGTAGACGATCCAGTCGCCAGCACCAAAGAACAACAAGATGCCGTCAAAGGTCTGCGTTCCTGCTGTGCTGACCACATAGTAGTCACCCTTTGTGCCAGTGCCATCTGCCAGCGTTGGCGTATTGGTGCTGGCGTTCCATGTGCCTTTGTAATTCAGCGCACCAATTGCGTTGGTAATGGATGAGACTGCTTTTAACATGGCGATTCCTAGTTGTAAACAACTTCAATGATGGAGGTAAGTGGCGGTGCTTGACTAAACGTCACCGTGCCGCTAGTAACCGTGTAGGTATTGCGGTTTTGATAAACGCCATTGATGTAGATGGCAGCTACGTTATCCGCAGCAAAGAAAGCAACTTGTGCCCCCGTACCAACAAAATCTAATGCAGTAACAGCAACACCAATAATCCGAATGTTATCTACCGTCCAAATCAACACGCCTACACTGGTATAAAGCGCCAGTTTGTAACTAGCCCCACCAAGCCACACATTGGCCTCGCCACGGCTGTCCAGGACGATGGGGTTAGTGTTGGCAATTAGGCCAGTGGAATCGGTGTAGGAGGCTAATGGAGTGGTTGTGCCAGCAGCGTAGGTGTACAGCAGCCCACCCGACAACGGTGCGCCGTTCAGATCAAAGAATTGCAGCTTGGGCGTGGGGGATAGGGATGTTGTAGCCATGATTTTTTAGTGAA